GGTATTTCTGACCCCGATTACAATCTTTATCCTCATGAAATCATTTTGATTTTCTTTCACAACACTTTGATAAAGCACCAGCCGGATGAACGTTGAAAACTGGCCTATCAGCAAACCAATTCCCTATTCACGCAATCCAAGGCGCAACGAAGCAGCCATCTCCAAAGTGGCAGGCTCAATCAAGGAATTTGGCTGGCGTCAGCCCATTGTGGTGGACACCGAAGGCGTCATTATCGCAGGACACACCAGACTTTTGGCAGCACAGCACCTGCGACTTCAAGAAGTTCCGGTTCATGTTGCGACTGACCTTTCACCGCAACAAATCAAAGCCTACCGACTGGCCGACAATCGAGTGGCGCAGGAAGCCGAATGGGACAATGACCTGCTCAAACTAGAACTCAGCGAGCTGGAAGAAGAAGGCTTCAGCCTAGACCTGACCGGATTCAGTGAAGACGAACTTGAAGCTTTGCTTGCAGAAGGAACTGAAGACGGATTGACCGATGAAGACGAAACGCCAGAAGTCGAAGAAGAAGCCATCACGCTAGAAGGCGACCTTTGGATTCTAGGCAAGCACCGATTGCGTTGTGGCGACAGCACAAACGCAGAACACGTTGCCGATTTACTGCAAAACGTTCAACCGCACCTGATGGTCACAGACCCACCTTATGGGGTCGAGTATGACCCGAAGTGGCGAGCGCAAGCTGGAATTAATAATAACAAACAGAAAATGGGCGAAGTTTTAAACGATGCTAGAGCTGATTGGCGTGATGCTTGGGCGCTGTTTCCAGGTGACGTTGCTTATGTCTGGCATGATGGCAAAAATGGCAGCACGGTGCAGGAGTCATTGGAGGCAGCCGATTTTTTCATCCGATGTCAAATTGTGTGGGCAAAGGACCGATTTGCATTAAGTCGTGGCGACTATCACTGGCAGCACGAGCCATGCTTGTATGCGGTGCGAAACACAAAAACTGGGCATTGGGCTGGCGACCGAAAGCAGAGTACTCTGTGGACCATAAAGACACGGGATGATAATGGTGTGGGACATGGGACACAAAAGCCGGTGGAGTGCATGAGAAAGCCAATTGAAAACAACTCATCACCTGGACAAGCGGTTTATGAGCCTTTCAGTGGCAGCGGCACAACCATCATTGCAGCCGAAACAACCAGTCGAGTCTGTTACGCAATGGAACTTCATCCGCCTTATGTTGACGTTGCCGTCAAGCGTTGGCAGCAATTCACAGGCAAGGAAGCGATTCTGGAAAGTAGCGGCAAAACCTTTGCCGAGGTAGAAGCAGAAAGAAAAGCATGAACACTTGCAGCACAGCGACCTTGAGTGGCTACCTAGACTTGACACCGCAACGCTTGAACCAACTGGCAAAAGAAGGCTGGTTGGTCAAGGCAGACCACAACCGCTGGGATACGCTCAAATCCATTCGTGGTTATATCCGGTTTCTGAAGCAACGGGTGGACAAGTATGCGGCAGGAGGAATCAGCCTCGATGACGCAAAGCTTCGACGTTGGAAAGCTGACGCTGAAACAATGGAATTAAAGCTCAAACTCGCCAAAGGCCAAGTGGTTGACATTTCCTTTGCGACTGAGCTGCTGGTCAACATTCTCGAATCGGTGCAATCACAGCTTCAATCCATGCCAACCAGACTTGCACCGTTGTTGTTGGGGCAATCTGAATATCGAATTGTGGAGAAAGTCATTTCAGATGGAGTCAACCGAATTCAAAACGAAATCTCAGGAACTGATATTACCGACAGACTCAGGAGAATGGGCGTTAATAGCAAGGTTGCAGAGCAGCTTGCAGAACTTGAAGCCACCAGTACGGCAGGACATTCCGAACTGGGCGGAAACGAACCGGAAGCTGACGCACGAATCAGCGGCTGAAGCTGGTTATTACTCACTAGCCCGAACGCCTTACCTGCGCGAACCGCTCAGAGCCTTTGATGACGGAACCAACACCGTTGTTTTGATGTTTGCCTCGCAGACCGGAAAGACAGAAGCTTGCTTGTCTTTGCTGGGCTATCACGTTGCATCTGATCCTTGCCCAATCCTGCTACTCTTACCAAATATCGAATTTGCCAAGCAGTTTGCAAAAGACCGATTGCAACCATTGTTTGCCAATGCCGATTGCTTCAACGGAATCATTGAAGACCCAAAGCGAGGTGACAAGCAGAACACCTTGCTACACCGCAGCTTTGTAGGCGGACGACTCACGCTCGCACCAGCCACCACTGCAACTGCTTTGGCTTCAAAAGCCATTCGTCTTTTAGTCGCTGATGAGATTGACCGATTTGAACATTCGGCAGGAATCGAAGGCGACCCAGTAGACCTAGCGATTCAAAGAACCGTCACCTTTGCCCACTCTCGAAGAATTCTTCTGACCAGCACCCCAACCTTGAAAGGCGTAAGCCGCATTGAAAAGGCTTTTGACGATTCGCGCCAATCTTTCTTTTTTGTGCCGTGTCCACATTGCCAAGAATTTCAGCGGTTGGTTTGGTCAAACGTCCGGTGGCAGCACAACGAACCGGAAACCGCTCATTACGTTTGCCAGGAATGCGAAACGAGTTGGACAGAAGGCGAGCGATTAGCCAGTTTGCAGTCTGGCAAGTGGGTTGAACAGTACCCACACCGCAAGACCAAAGGCTATCACTTATCCGGTTTATACTCGCCTTGGGTAAGCTTGGTTGATGCCGTGACGCGATTTCTGGAAGTCAAGAGCGACCCAGAGCGGTTGAAGGTTTGGACGAATGTTTATTTAGCTGAAACTTGGGAAGACCAAGGCGAAACGATAGACGAGCATGGTCTATACAACCGTCGAGAGGTCTACAAAGCACCAGCGCCTTCAGAAGTGCTTGTAATTACCGCAGGAGTGGACGTTCAGGATGACCGATTAGAAGTGACGTTTCTGGGAACAGGCAAGGACAACGAAGGCTTTGTCTTAGACCACCAGATTCTACATTCAGATCCAGCGGCACCGCAGACTTGGTTGCAGCTCGACAGACTTCTGAGAGAAAGGTGGCGTTGTGCGGATGGGCATGAGTTGCCAGTGCAAGCGGCTTGTATTGACTCCGGTGGACACTACACCCAAGCAGTTTATGAATTCGTCAGAAGCCGAACAACTGCGAGAATCTATGCAATCAAAGGCGTGGGAGGTGAAGGAAAGCCACCAATCGGCAGACCGTCAAGAAACAATTCCGGCAGAATCAAACTCTTTCCGGTTGGTGTGGATACGATCAAACAAGCGATTTTTGGCAGGCTTCGCATTGCCAGCGGACCCGAAGCGCTAAGATTTCCGAAACACTTGGATGAAGAATATTTCGCACAACTCACGGCTGAGAAAATCGTCACCAAGTATCACAAAGGCTTTCCAAGGCGCGAATGGATAAAAATCAGACCACGCAATGAGGCTTTAGATTGTTTAGTTTATAGTTTAGCAGCACTTAGTTCGCTAAACATTCGGGATTGGAAAAGACTACAGAGAACTGCTAAAATAGCCGAAAAAGTGGAATCAGCGATTCCAGAATCACCGGAAGCACCAAGACGAAGAACTTTGAAACCTGCGCGAAGACCACAATCTTGGATTCAAAGGTTTTAGTATGCGACACCGAAGAAACCGATATTTGACACCAAAACAATTGGCGGATGAACTTGACGTTACCGAGCGCACCGCAGTCCGATTCTGCAATAGCGGATTAGTTCCAGCCTTTAAGGTTGGCGGACGCTGGCGGATTGAATCAAACACTTCCTACCTCGACCAGTTCGCAAGGCTTCAGTAGCCATTCGGACAAATCAGACATTTCAGACAGTTCAGACCACAGACTTGACAAAGTGCGCTAACAATAGCGCATGGCAACCAATCTATTCGACCGAGCAAACTACCCCACTACTGAACCAGATCGTCTTGTAGCTGGCGAACGCTGGCTTTGGCGCAAGGACGATTTAGCATCTGATTATCCTCCCGATTCTTATCAGCTCAAGTATTTCGGCAGAAGCCAAGAAGCTTCGAGTACCGAGATTGCGATCACGGCTGTTGAAGCAGATTCAACCTACTATATCGAAGTCTCATCCGCAGACACGCAATCCTACCCAACCGGACAAGTCACTTGGCAAGCCTGGATTGTTCGGACTAGCGACGATCAGAAAATCAAGGTTAGCGAAGGCCAATGGTTCATTGACCAGGACACGGACGTAGCGCATGACCCAAGAACTCATGCGGAAATCATGTTGCAGAAGATTCAATCTCTTCTCGAAGGCCGCGCAGACAATGACGTCGAAGAATACAGCATTGGCAACCGCTCACTGACCAAGCTTTCCATTACCGATTTGATGAAGTGGCGCGACTACTATAAGAGCGAAGTCATCAAGGAACGCCAGCAAGCTCGCGTCAGAAGTGGGAAGCGACCAGCCAACATGGTGAAGGTTGAGTTTAGGAGAGCAGGATGATCGCTGAAGCAATGTGGTGGCTCACCGATAGAGTGCATAGACAAGCACCAGAGAATCCAAGTCCAAAGCAGAAGAAGCGTCGCTATGATGGCGCGGCTGGTTCAAGATTCTTAGCTGATTTCATTGGCTCCACTACTTCAGCCGATGCCGAGCTGCAATATAGCCTTCGCAGAATCAGAGACAGAGCCAGAGAACTTTGCCGCAATGACGATTACGCCAGACGGTACCTGCAACTGATGAGTTCTAACGTCATTGGTGAGCATGGTTTTCAGCTTCAAAGCCGAGCCAGAAATCTAAACGAGCCGAATGTTGGAGAGTTGGACAGTGCTGGCAATGCCATCATTGAACGAGCCTTCAAAAGATGGGGCAAGCGATGCAGTGCGAGCCGCAAGCATAGCTGGCTAGACATTCAGAGGCTAGTGGTTCAAGGACTTGCTAGAGATGGCGAAATTCTGATTCGCTTCGTCCGAGGCCAGAAATGGACGGATGGGCTAGCGTTGCAGATTCTTGAGCCGGATTATTTGGATGAAGAATATTTCACCACTGAGCCAAAAGGCCGCAGAGTGGTCATGGGCGTTGAGTTGGACGAGTTTGACGCTCCAGTTGCTTACTACTTGAAATTAGGCCAAGGCCATCCATTCGATACGTTTGGACAAAGGCGTTCAGACAAACGCACCAGAGTTGACGCTAACGACATTCTGCACATTTACTTACCGGACAGAGCGCAACAGACGAGAGGCGTTTCTTGGTTTGCTTCAGCAATGACGAGAATGAGAATCCTCTCAGGTTATGAAGAAGCCGAACTGATTGCAGCAAGAACCGCAGCCGCAAAGATGGGGTTTTTGGTTTCGCCAGACGGTGAAGGCTTCATTGGAGACGAAAGCGCAGACGGCAACCAGATCATGTCAGGCGAACCTGGAAGTATTCAACAGCTTCCGGCTGGAATGAGCTTTCAAGAGTGGAATCCTAGCCATCCAACCAGTGCTTACGCTGAATTTCACAAAGGCATTTTGCGAGGCATTGCCAGTGGACTTGGCATTTCGTACACAAGCCTTTCAAACAACCTTGAAGGCGTCAGCTATTCATCCATTCGGCAAGGCGCACTAGAAGAACGCGACCTCTACAGACAACTGCAAAGTTTCTTGATTCAGCACCTTTGCGAGCCTGTTGCTCAAGAGTGGCTGAAGATGGCAATGACTTCTGGCTCAATCCCCATTCCGATTACTCGCTTCGACAAATTTTCAAACACTCTTGAGTTTCGAGGCAGAGGTTTCAGTTGGGTGGACCCAGCCAAAGAAATCAGAGCCGAAGTCGAAGCAGTTAGAAATGGCTTCAAGTCATTGAATGACGTAGCGCGGCAATACGGGCGTGACGTTGAAGAGGTGTTCCAGCAAATGCAAAACGACAAGTTGATGGCGGAACGCTACGGAATCAGCCTAGCCTTTGAGCCTTTAGGCAGTCCACACGGACCAGTTGAGCCAGAGGTTGAATAGTGGCGGAAAACCACAAACCAACCGAGGGCATGATTGCCGAGGCCAATCGTGGCCTAGAGTGGAGACGAGAATTTGGCAGAGGCGGAACGTCTGTAGGTATCGCTCGCGCCAGAGACATCAGCAACGGCAAGAGCCTGCCACTGGCAACCGTCAAGAGAATGAAGTCCTTTTTTGCGAGGCATGAGGTTGACAAAAAAGCTGAAGGATTTCGACCAGGAGAGAAAGGTTATCCAAGTAATGGCAGAATCGCTTGGGCTATGTGGGGTGGAGATGCTGGCAAAAGTTGGAGTGAAAAAATCGTGAATCAAAGCGAGAGAAACATGGATTTAACTAGCATGACCGAAAGGCACGTCATTGACGTCGAAGAAACGCAAGACGAGTTCATTGTGGCTTTTGCCAAAGCTCAAGAAGTCGCAGAAGAGCCGGAAGAAAGAGAAGTTGAACAAGTCGAAACAAGAGACTTACCAGTTCAGACCCAGTACCGAACCGGAAGCGTTCGGATGATGGATGACGAGTCTGACAGAAGAGTGATGATGTCGATTAGTTCAACGAATCCGGTTGAAAGAGAATTTGGTTACGAGGTGCTTGAACACAATGCCGGAAGTGTAGACATGGAATTCATGTCTTCAGGCAAAGCACCATTGCTTTTAGACCATGACGCAAGGCAACAAATTGGAGTTGTAGAACGGGCATACATGGACAAGGACAAACTCAGAGCGCAAGTCCGGTTCTCAAAGAGCGCACTTGCCGAAGAAGTTTACAGAGACGTAGTTGACGGAATCAGAGGCAATGTTTCGATTGGCTACCAGATTCAAGGCATGACGAAAGACGAGAACGGCTATAAAGACAAGCCTCTCTACAGAGTCAATATGTTTAAACCGCTCGAAGTGAGCATGGTTTCCATTCCTGCTGACTCCTCTGTGGGGGTAGGCAGATCCAAGCCGGAAATTTCCGGTAATGACAATTCTGCAATTCAGGAGAAAACAATGAGCGCAGAAGTAGTTCAAGAGCCGGTAAACACACGGCAACCAGAAGACCAACTGAAAGAGTACCGCAACCAATCCAGCCAGATTCTCGAGCTGGGCAAGCGGCACGATGAATATGATTTAGCGTTTCGCGCACTTCAAGAAGAAAAGTCACTAGCTGAATTCCAGGCCATGCTTTTAGAGAAGAAGACCAGCAAGCCAATCGACTTCAGCGTTGACGCCACACCAAAGGAAAAGCGCAACTACAGCTTGGTAAGAGCCATTCAAGCCGCTGACGCAAAGGATTGGAGCAAGGCCGGATTTGAATTGGAAGTCAGCAAGGAACTGGCAAAGAAGCAATCTCGACAACCCAAAGGATTTTTTGTTCCTGACTTTGGCTGGCAGACTCGAACGGTATCAACCGCAGCAGGCGCAACTTTTGGCGCAGGAAGCAATATTGTGCCGGAAGACTACCGAGGTGACCGCTTTATCGACGCTTTGATTTCAACGTCGATTTTGGGACAAGTAGGCGCAACCGTGTTGAATGGTTTGTCTGGAAATGTTGCGATTCCCAAGATTTCAACCAGCACCGCAGCGGCTTTCATTGCGGAAGGCGGAAGCGTTGGAAACAGTGAGCCAGACTTTGCTCAAGTCACTATGACCCCAAAGCTTTTGGCGAACAAGGTTGCCGTGACTCGCGAGTTGATGATTCAGTCTGACCCAAGCGTAGAGCAGTTGATTCGCAATAACATGGTTCGAATCTTCGCAGCCAAAATTGACAACGTTGCTCTCAAAGGTGGCGGATCAAACGAGCCAACCGGAATCCTTGGAACTTCTGGAATCGGTGACGTTTCCTCTGGCGGAACCTCTGGCAACGCCAATCTGACGTATGGCAATGTCGTTGATATTATGACGGAAGTTTCACAGGACAACGCTCTGCTTGGCAATTTGCGATGGGTAACCCATCCGGCAGTAGTTGGGAAACTGATGCAGACCTTGGTGGCTGCTAGCACAGACAGTCGAATGATTATGTCTGGGCCTGACAGCATGATGGGTTATCCGGTTGTTCAGACAACCCAAGCGCCCTCAAGTTCGCCTTACTCGCTGATCTTCGGGAACTTTGCTGACTTGTATGTCGGCTTCTTCTCAGCACTCGACGTTCTCGTAGATCCATATGGCAGTGCAGGAACAGCCACAACAAATTTGTATTTCTACCAAGACTGCGACATTGCGGTTGCTCACGCTGAAAGCTTCGCGGCAGCGCAGGACGTTACCGTAAGCTGAGTGTATCAGCTTGATGAGTTGCAAGGTTGGGGTGCTGCTCGACCTTGTATTCTCTTGTGTGGCGGACCTTCTGCGCCTTCCGATTTAGCGAAAGCCAAGGCGCAGATTGGTTCCAAAGACTACGATTTAGCCGGAGTCAATAATCACGGCTTACTTTTTCTTGGGGAACTCTCCTGGTGTTACGCGCATGATGTGCGGATGGTAGCGCACCTTAAAGAGTACGATTCACCAGCCATTGTTCACCATGACCCAAAGAATCTAAGAGACAAAGATATTCACGGTGGAATTGTCCCATTTATCAGACTTTCAGGGCCTGAAGCACTTTGGACAGCAGATTATTTGGGCTACTCAAAGATCTACATTTGCGGTGTCGATTTCTACACCGGACCACGCAGATACTGGCACCAGTGGGACTTAGACAAGAAACCAACAAGAGTTCAGGAAGATCAACAAGGTAAGTGGATAGAAGCACGGGACCAATTGCAAAATCCTGGGCGAATCGTGACATACAACGAAAGGCTTCAAAGGATATTCCAATGAAGATTCAAATTATCAGAGGCACGGTGGCAAACGGTGGACCTGTTCGGGTTGGACAAGTCATTAGCGTTGACCCAACTGAAGCAAATCAACTGGTGAACATGGGCAAAGCGATTATTTATGAGAATCGCGCCAAAGGACTTGAGCCAGAAGAAGCACCACCAGTGACCACTCGAACGACTAAAACCGCTCGCAAGCCTAAAAAATGAGTGTTGAAACCGCAGCGGACAGAAGCGCATTGCTAAACGACTACGGAACAACCGTAACCAAGACAGACGCCAGCACCTTCACAGGGATTTTTGACAATGACTTTCTTGCAGTCGATTTGGACGAGTCAGAAGTGGAAAGCTCAGAGCCAACACTGCTGGCAAGAACCGCTGACGTTTCGAGCTTGGCGCATGGCGACACTCTGACCATTTCAGCAGTGAGCTACACGGTTCGAGGGATTCAGCCCGATGGGACAGGCATGACGCAAATCATGTTGGGTGTCTAATGGCGCATAAACGAGCGCAGATCAAAGCAAGAATCCAAACGGTTCTGACCGGATTGTCAACCACTGGCTCAAATGTCTTTCTCTCAAGAACTTATCCAATCGCAACGAGTGATTTGCCTGGGCTACTGATTTACGCGAATTCTGAAAGCATTGAACGACTAGAGATTGGCATTCAGAACAGGCAACAACGAACACTTGATTTGTCCATTGAAGCCATTGCGAAAGGAAACACCGCAGAAAGCACACTGGACACAATCACGGTTGAAGTCGAAGAAGCCATGGCGAACGACCAGACACTCAATGGGCTGGCAATAGATTCTCGCATCACTGACACGCAGATCCGGCAAGCATCTGCCGAAAGTGAGTTTTTCATAGCCACATTACGGTATGAGATTCTTTACCGTACAACTGAAAACGATGTCGAATAATAAGGAGACAAAATGGCAATTCCAGATCGTTACTTACGGTTAAGAAGTTCTCAGCCGTATATTACAACCGAAACCACTGCTGGCAGTTATGTCGCAGTTTCTGCTTCTGACGGATTCACCACAACCGAACCTTTGGCACTGAGCCAGACGTTCAACACCTCAGATATTTCTGAAGTCGGCACAAGGCTTTTACAGAACAGAAGTTTTGTGAATTATGCCGAGCGAGCAACCTTTGACATTCCTTTTCTTGTCAAACCTTCTGGTTCAGCCGGAACTGCACCAGCAGAAGATACTTTGCTGCAAAAGGTGTTTGGGACACTGACCACTTCTGCTGGAGTATCAAACACTTACAGTTTCAGCCGAGTCAGCGACACGTTTCAGGTTGCGCAACTGGTAGACACCTACAAAATCTATGTGAGCAACGGGACCGTTGTTGAAGGCTTCTCTGTAGACATTACCAGAGATGGCGTCTTCACCATGTCCGCCAATTGCCGAGCAAGCCGAATCCGCTACTCTGGACCAGTGAACGCGACAGGAACAGACGTCTCTGTTACCGATTCCTCGCCTGCCACCGTTACCTTAGATCCTGCCTCAAACGCAGTCGCAGCAGATTACTTCTTCGCTGGACAACTGGTTGATATTTACGATTCAAGCGACTCGCAGGTGAACACTGGCGGTGCTGCAACCATCAGCTCACCAAGCACAACAGCCGCAACGGTTGGAGTGCAAGCTGCTTCAGGTGATTCTTTCACAGTCAGCGCGACGGATTATTTAGTACCTCACCTGCCAGCCGCGACTCTCAGCACTTATGAGCCAATCGCCACTTCAGCCGCTCAAGTTTACCTAGCAGCACAAAACACCGCAGCCGGAAGCTTGATTGCTTCAGCTAACGAGTTCTTGGCAACTGGTTTTAGCATGAGCGTCAGCAAAAACCTTGGTGACCCAGGCTTGGCAGAGATGACCGGAGACAAGTATCCAGCCGCTGCTTATGTGAGTAACGATATTACCGTGACAGGCTCTTTTGATTTCGTTATGCGACCAGCGCAAGCCTACCGATTCGAGCAGTTTGCCCGATTGGAGCAAATCGCAATTGGCGTTCAGGTTGGCGACACCGCAGGTTCAATTGTTCAGATTATCATTCCATCCGCTCGCGTTTCCATTTCTGGAACTGAGCAGGACGGAGCCGCAGCGGCTTCAGTGGACTTTGCCTTGACTCAAGGCTCTTCTGCTACGGACGCAGCCGCATTTTCACTCATTTATAAGTAATAATTCATGCCATCTATTTTTGATGTCCAGCGAGCAAACGAAGTAACAATCGACTTCAATGACGCAGACCTGGACCTAGAAGCAACCTTTCAATGCGTTTTACCTCACCAAAAGCTTTTGACTGAGGCTCTGAACGCAGCCACGAAGACACAGAAAGGCAAGCAAACGATTGATTCTCTTATGTTTGCTCGAAAGCTTTTTGTGCCTTGTGTGACCTCCTGGTCATTCGACGAAGAGTGCAGTGTTGAGAACAAAAGTCTGTTTGTTGGAGAAGACGCTGCGCTCAATAAAATGGCAACGCATGTTAGTTTGAAGCTGATGCGTTTGGCCCAGGCGAAAGTCGACGACGAAGAGGGAAATTAAAAAGTTACCTAGATCTGGTTCTTGAAAAAGCAACTTATCTAGGTGACTCGCAAGAGCATGGCATTCAGGAAGGCGACCGATACCAAGCGGTTTGGTGTTGCAAATCAGCGGACAATGTCTGGCAGGAAGACGAAGAGCCGCCTTGTGCAGTTTGTCCAAACAATTTGACGCTGACCGAGAGAAACTTGGCAGCGGTTCAGGCGTTCAGAGACTTGGACACAACCGGACGAGACTTGGGTTTTGACATTGGTTTTCTGCGCGAAGAAGCAATTGATTGCTACTTGAGAAGAGCAGAAATCAATACCGTTGAAGTCTACACCGCACTGGTGACGATAGACAGAGAAGTCACTAGCCACAGAAAGAAAGAGAACGAGCGCAAACGAGACTTGCAAAAGAAGAAGTCTAGCACCGCTCGACCTACCCCAAAGCCTAGAAGAAAACGATAAATGGCAAACGCAGCCTCTACCATTGAAATCGAACTAGAGATACGCGACGCCATTAACCGTTTGGGAAAGCTCGAAGGCGAACTCAAAAAGTCTTCAAGTGCAATGGACCGAGTGGCGAACTCAACCAGAAAAATGGAATCGGCTTTCAAGTCTGCGAAGAATGCCGCTTCTGCTTTGGTTGCTGCGATCAGTGTTCAGCAAATCGCACAAGCCGCGGACACCTTTACCAATTTTGCCAACCAAATCCGCATTGCAACGAATTCAGCCGCTGAAGCCGCAGCGGTTCAGAAAGAGTTGTACCGAGTCTCACAGACTACCGGAACCGCAATTGAGGACACCACCAAGCTTTACGCTCGCCTTCGTGTTGCTGCTGACCAGTTAGGTTCCAGCCAAGCCGAAACTATCCGCATTACCGAAATCGTTGCCAAATCTTTAGCCGCAGCCGGAACCAGTAGCACAGAGGCTTCTGGGGCATTGCTGCAACTCGCGCAAGCCTTGAATTCGCCAAAGGTTCAGGCCGAAGAGTTCAATTCGTTGATTGACGGAATGCCCAATCTGCTCAAGGAAGTAGAGAAGCAACTTGGACTTACGGCTGGAAGTCTGAAGAAGTTTGTGACGGATGGCAACCTAACGAATCAGCTATTTAAAGACGCAATCCTTGGGTCTGCTGAAGCCATTAACGAACAGTTTGGCGCGGCACAAGATACGATTGCGACCTCGCTGACCCGAATCAGCAATAGCTTTACGTTACTGATTGGCAAGGTGGAAGAATCAACCGGAATTTTCAGCGGAACCGCAAAGGTTATGACAGACCTAGCTGGTGAATTTGACAAGTCTGACGGGATCGTTCGAGACTTTGCTGAAGGTATCAAAATTCTTGGAATTGCTTTTGACAAGCTCAAGCAGCTTGCGATCAATCTGACCAAGCCATTGCGAGACGCATTCAGCAGTTTCACAGGTGGCGAGTCTAACCCAATCGTCACCACACTCAACTACATTCAAGCTGGCTTTGGCTTTCTTTCGGTTGCTGCTCAATACGAAACGCAAAACGCAGCACTTAATATTGAACGCCTCACTCTACACGTTCGAGATTTCTTCATTGGCATGATTGCTAATATGTTCAGCTTTTTTGAAAAGGTGGACAACTTCTTCATCAATCAAATCAACAAAATCATTGGCTATTACAACAGTGCCGCAAATGCGATTGGCATGGACGGAGATGTTGCGCCTATTGCGACTTCAACCGAAGCGCAAGAGTCAGCTCTCAAATTTGAGAGAGATTCAGCTTTTGAACTAGCTGAAAATTACCGGAAAAGTGCAGATTTATGGACGCAATACAAGGCAGCACTTGAAGGCGTAGCTGGAGAATTCAGAGGACTTCAGAATCAGATTGATTCTGGGACACTAATCAAGACTGAAGAGCAACTGGGCAATGTAAACCTTGAAGCTGCAAATGCCGCCTCATCAGTTGAGAAGCTGAAAGAAAAAATCGAAGAAGTCAAAGAGATTGAATACACCGATTTCACAGGCAAGCTTTCACAGGAACAACAAGACCGATTCACAGAAGCACTGGAAGAAGAGTTCCGAATTCGCAGAGAAATGGGACAACTGACCGAAGAGCAGCAAGGTCGTTTTACGCAAGGACTAGAAGAAGAGTTTCGACGAGTCACAGAAATCAACGCTTTGACAGAAGACAAAAATAGACTTTACGAAGAAAGCCTTTTCCCGAAAGCCAGAGAGTTGACATACCTCGAAGAAGTCACTGCTGAATTGAAAACGCAGCTTTTACTTCAGGGACAACTGAACGAAGAAGCAGAAAGAACCGCAGGAGCCATTGTTTCCGGTGTTTCTGGCGCAGGTCCAAACGCTAGTCGAGCCATGTTCATCGCTCAATCGAAATCACCAGAGGAAGTCGCTGCAAAACTAATCTTGAGCAACGAAAAGGTTGCCGCTTCGATTGAAGAATACTTCACCATTCTCTTCGACACACTTGACCCATTCATTGACATTCTTGGCGATTTGCAGAGCGCGATCAATCGGTTGGTGAAGGCCTTGATTGAAGGCGTAGGTAATGCGATCGAACGAAACCTCGACGCAATCGGGTTAGGCCCAAACAGTTATTATGGAGGTGGCGGATTCACCAGAGACATTGAGGCGCTTGGAGGTGCGGCTGGTGGAGGCAGTAGACCAACAAATGCCGAGCAAGCGGTGTTGGCTGCAATTTCTAGCCTAGACTCATTGACTTCTGAGAGATCCGCAGTTGTTCAAAATTTAATCGAAACCGCTGAAGCTTCAGGAGATATTCAGGCAACCATCATTGCATTTAGGGATTCCGTTGACGCATTAATTAACCAAATCGGTGTAAATTATGCGGCAACCTATGGAGACTCACCAGACTTTATGGAGTCTTTTGCAAATGCGGCTCAAATGCTTGAAAACATGATTCAGCGAGGCACCTATAGCAGCTATCAAGACTTTGTTGAAAATTATAATCCCATCATGACAGGTCCACAAGGAAGTGAATCTCTTCGTGAAGACTCCGCAATTCTGCTTGCAGTAGCAAATGCTGAAATAGCAATTGAGGAATTAGTTGGTGGGATTGCTGGATCATCAACTGATATTTCTGAAGGATTTGAAGCAGTTTCTGACAAAATCTTTGAAACCGCAGAAGAGCAGATAAGATCCATTCAGTTTCAACAGTTGAGTGCAGAAGAACAAATTGAGACTCTGCATGAACAAGCAATGGCTGCACTGGAAAGTCAGAAGGCTTTACTTTCCTTAATTGAAAGTGAAGAGCGTCGAGCAGAATTACTAGGGCAAATTGAAGCCGCTGAAGGAAAACAACTTGAACTCTACAATCTACAGATCAGCGAGCTGCAAAAACTCAACGAAGAACGCGAGCGAGAAGCCAATCTGCTTGCTTTGCAAAACATTGAATCTGGGTTGCAAGCACTGCTTCGAGATTTTGAAAGAACGATTGAAAACATCGCTGATCTGGTGCAAGGATTATTCGATCAAGTCAACGAGTTGCTTTTCAGTGATTTCAATCTTGCCTCACCACAAGAGACTTTTTCTCTTGCACAAGACACTTACGAAAGCTTGCTGGAAAATGCTTTTGACCAGGACGCAACTGAAGACGATATAAAAGCACTTCAAGCCTTCGTCAACGAATACCTCACCGCAGCCAGAAACGTTTTTAAGTCCTCCACAGCCTTTACAACCATTTTTGAAGGTGTTCTGAGTGACTTGGCGCTGCTTGGTACTCAGTACGGATTTAACGCACCGATTGCCGCAGCTAGCTTACTTAGTTCAGGCGCAGAGGATTTGCTAGGTGACTTACCAGAAGAATTGCAAACCGCAGTCTCTGATTTAATCTCTGGAATCAACCTAGCCACACTTGCCTTTGCTCAACAGCAGGTTGAATTCCTGACAACCGTCTACCAAATTCCCATTGAACTGAAAGATGGCAATTTCATTGTTGACACTTCAGGAGTCAATAAGCCTATCAGCCTCAACAGCGGCAACTTCAGTTTGGATTCCTCACGGTTGAATCTTTCTCTGCTGATGTCCACGAGCATGTTCAGCGTGAACACTTCTGGACTGAATTTTGGGACAATCACACCAACAGCGAACGCTGGCAGACCTCACTTGGGGACAATCACTCCAACCGTAAATCTCAATACTTCATCTGTGACAAGTTCATTCAATTCTTTCAGTGCAGCAATTAACAACGCAATCACCAGTCTAGTTCAATCAATTAACACAGCAACCACAACGATTAGCACCGGATCAAGTGGAGGAGGTGGTTCTTCTGTTAGTTATCCACCATTAGATTTGAGTTTCACAAACACACTTGGCCCTGGCTCCTTTTATGGAAGCTATCCAAGACTTGATAATTATTCATTGAATTCGCTTCTCGGTGAATTACAACGGCAATTTCAAACAGGAACACATGGGTTGGGTCAAAATATAGCGAATCGAACGGATCTGACAAAATTTTTCATTGCCAAACCCACCGACAGCAGACAAACGGGATTTTTTATTGTTTCAAATGAAGCAGATTTATCAAACGCGCAGATTTACGCCAGATTATTTGGTGCAAGATACCCGTATCAAAACAGTGGATACCAATTTGACGAAATCGCTAATTTTTCATTCAGAGATGGCGGATTGGTCCCTGACCCAATGGACACCATTCCAGCCATGCTGAGTCCTGGCGAATACATTCTATCCCCAGAAACCGTCCGCAGATATGGCGTCAGCAACCTCAACCGCTTGAACTCTGGCGACACCGCAGCAATCAACGCAACCTCAGACCCAGAGGTGAAAAGATTACTGGCTGAATTGATTGTGGCAGTTCGCGAGAATGACACCGAAGTAAATGTTTATACGGATATGGCTGGCCAGACCAAGGCTGGTATTGAAGAGTTCAGAAGCGAACTGAGAGAAAGAACCAGACGGCAAGGCGACAAGTTTCTTCCTGCTAGGTACATCTGATGAGCCAGCTACTTGCCACGATCACGGTTGATGGTACGGATTACCGAGGTTCGATTCGTGGCTTTGCTGGGCAAAATTTTTACCAGCCTTTTGTCAAGAGAATGCCGAGCTTGGAATTGGGGCAAGTTGAGGATAGTGGCAAGATTGGCGTGAAGTTCGGCAATATTACACTGACCAACGACTACCTGAATGCAAGCCATCCATTCGCCTTGCAGAGATACGAAGATTTACTGACCGCACCTGGGCTTTACTCGACGTCCTTAAAGTGGGGCGAAGCAGGAAGTGACTTATTCACTGGCAGCATTTTTCTTCAAAGCGTCACGGATACCGAATTGACGTTTGCTCTCACAGACACCGAGTTTACCAAAGGTGCTAGACCTTTTACGCTTACTGAAAATTTCGCTTTTGTGGAAGCCGTTATTTCTTCAGGCGCAGGAACTCCTGTTTCAATTACTGCACTAAATCACGGCTTTGTCACAGGCACGGTTGTGATTTTCGAGCAAATGGATTCGTACGGTGAACTGCTGGAATATCAATCAGTTGCAGTGGACAATTACTATTATGTGGTTCGCACTGGTTCAAATACCTTCACGCTACAAGATAAGAACTTCATCCCTGTGACAAGTGGCTATGGCACAACCGGAACGTTTACCTCTGACGGTAACACGCACCGAGTTGGTGTGCCACTGAGAATTCCGTTTTCTTGGGGCATTGTCAAAAACGTGACGCCTGTGATTAAGAAAAGAGATGACGAAGTAGCGAACCCAGATTTGCAAACCAATAACAGCAGCTACCCAATCGAAATCCGTGAGGATGGCGTTTTGATTTACTCGACGGATAACACTTCGAGCGAGTTCTGGAACGGTTCAGGCGGAAGTGGCGTTGCGCCAACCAGCACAGTGATTAAATTGAACTCTGCAACCACTGGAGGTGTGCTTTCAATTTCTGGAATCAGCAACAGAGGTTCAACGCTGGCGAGTTTTTACAATCACGTTGCGACTGAATTAAGCCTAACTTTAGACACGAGCTATGCCTAATGGCTGGCGTTAACTACAACACTGATACGACGATTAGCGACGAGCAAGTAAACGACTCACCAGTGGAAGTTCGACTTAGCGTAACAGTAGAAATAGATACAAACGGAACGTTGACCGTTCGCTCGCTGACGGTAGCCACGACAGCTTCAGAAGTTGAAATTTATTCGCCTTAGTTATGGCACAAGCAACCACTAGAAACGAGCCACTGATTGACTTCGCGGCAGATACTGCCAAGGCTGCGAATCTTCTGCTTCAGATTAGCGGCTCTACTTTACGAGTCATTAACCGGATTCAAACTGGTGTCGCAGCCGCAACGGTGAGAACGCCAGAATTGCTTCAGTTGCAATTAGCGCCAGCCTTCCCAATCAAAAAGGTTTTTAGCGAGTATGAATTCAACACACCTTACCCAGACTCAGTAACACTCGCACAAGAAACAAAATACGTTGAAGTTCCGAACTTAGGCTATGGGGAAGAACAAGGTTATGACGCACTGTCAACAATTGAAGAGAAAGTCATTGAATATTTAAGAGCCATTTTGCAAAGCGAATCCGCGCCAATCTGCACGGCTCGAATTTTTGGGATTAAAGACAATTACCTTTTGGGTTATCGAATCATCTGCATTGACGAAAAGCAATCAATCAAGGCCACGATTACGATTACCAGCATTATCTATAGCTTTGATGCAGAAGAAACCACGATAAGCGGACCAACAGAAATCGACTTTGTAAGGTTTGAGTGAAAATCATTTACACGAATTCAATCACAAGCGTTACCAGTTCAGCGACTCAGCTTGCTAGTGATTATGCAATCGCCAAAGTTGAGAACAATTATCCACGGCAGCCTTATATTTCAGACGCTGCAACGGCAACGGTGACGGTGACTTGTGCAGGAGCGGAAGCAATATTTTTTAGCTACTTGGCAGAATCTGTCACGGTAACATTCAAGGATTCTGGTGCAAGCACCTTGTCGACAGAAACGTACTCGAACACCTACACACTGACCGAGCAATATTTACTCAATGAAAAAACACATTGGAATGATTCGGTTTTTGTGGCTTGTCCAGCAACCACCAACACGGTTGAGATTGCTTTGACCAATTCAACGGACGTCAAAGGCAGCCTGGACGGTTGGGTAACTGCCAGTAATGGCAATCTAGGAAGACTTCAAGCGAGTGCTGCAAACATTTATTTTGAAGACTACCCACAAATCAAACTTGGAACCTTTGTCTCTGATGGGGTCTTTACCGAGCAGCTCAACCGGATTACTGGTGACGGAACAGGCTCAGAAGATTTGCAACTGACCGGAAATGGTGGCGCGAACTTTACGGTTTCTTCAATGAAGTTACCGCTGATCGTCAACACGATTCGAGCCGGAAAAGTGCTGGAGACTTACAATCCAAACGTAGGCATGTCGATCAGTCGAGACAGCTTTGGGATAAGACAAGAGCGAGACAGTGGGATGGTTTACCGATTGGGCGAGATTCGCAGAAGATTCAGCGGTTCAGTGCAAGTCTTAGAATCCGAGAGAGACACCGCAACCAAAGTCTTTGCTGGCCTAAGAATGCAACCTGTGGCTGCTCAGATTCTAGGCTATCAAACAAACACCGCTGTATTCGGCAGTTTTTTTGAGCCTGCCAGCATTGCTTATTCTTATCCTGGCAGTCAACTCTATGACTACAACTTTGAATTTGTTGAGCTTATCTAAATGAGTTTATTAAAAACAAACGAAATCCAGAATTACAACGGTTCGAGCCTAACGCTAACTGCCAGCACGGTTTCGACTTCTGCACAGCTAAACACGGGCGGAAATATCAGCGTAACAGGTTCTTTAAATGTTTCTGATGATTCGACCACAAGAACCAATTTAGGATTGGGAACGATTGCCACGCAAGATTCAGATTCAATCACAGTTACTGGTGGAACGGCAACACTAGGAGCCTTGACCGTCTCTGGCTCAGATTCTGGAGACTTAGTTAGAATTACGCAAACAGGTACTGGTAATGCGCTAGTTGTGGAGGATTCTACGAATCCAGACAGTACCCCGTTTTTGATAAATGCTAGTGGGGGTGTTTGTGTAGGTACAACATCTCCTCATTCATCCAACCCTGGAATAACTATTGGAAATCCAGATATTAACGGATCTTCAGGGGAAGCTGGAGTATGGATTGGTGATAACGGAGTACCTCGCACCAGTACCGATTCAAGCGTTGGGTTGTACATGAACGACAGTTCATCTTCAGCAGGCACGCACAACTACATTAGCTTCCGTTACCAAGGTTCAACCATTGCTGATATTGACACTACTGATAACACAACACTCCGCTATAACACATTCACTGGGGGTCACTGGACACAGTTTGAAGATGGGACGCAGCAGAATCTTCCTTTAGGAACTGTTCTTTCAACGGTTGATGATTTATTACAATGGACTGAATACGAATACACTGACGAAAACGGTCAAACTAACAAAACAACTGTTGCAGGATTTGACCCGATTGGTGAAACAAAAACCATCTATATTGACGAAGACGGAGCAACTGCTGAAGGTACTGCGTTATCTCACGACACAGCAAGACGTATTGCAAAATGTAAAGTATCTGATGTGGCAGGTGATAAATGCGTCTATGGGGTATTTGCTGGACATTATAAAGACGGGGATTCATCTGTTGAATCCTTGGGCCTTGGCATTATCCGCATTGGCTCTGGCGTAACTGTAAAACGTGGTGATTTGCTTGAATCAGCAGGAGATGGTACTGCCTGTCCGCAAACAGGTGATTTCCCCGATCTTTTTAAAGCAGGAACAATTGCTAAAGTAACAAGTACGACCATTGTCGAAACCTACGATGATGGGTCATATACAGTTCCTTGCACGTTACATTGTGGTTAAGCAAATGCTTAAAGCAATCCAAGAACAACAAACCCTCATCGAATCCCAGCAGTCACAAATTGACGCACTTACTGCAAGAATTGAAGCACTAGAGGCCAACTAATGAAATACTTATTCCTACTCCCACTCGCACTGTTTGCCTGTTCAGACTGGCCTACAAAGGACTCTCAAGAAAACGAGCAGAATCCGATAGAAATCAATATCGACATCAATAACTCGCTGAACGATCCTGCAGATAACGACACCACCGAAATTGATGTGGATTCGCAAAGTGACTCGCAAAGCGATTCTGATAGCAGTAGCGATAGCAGCAGTGAATCTACGATTGACAACAGCACTGGAATTCAAGTCTACGAATTTAATTCAATTCTATAACTGAGGCCGAGCAATGCCAGCAGAACCCAACACAATGATTCAATTAGTCCAAGATTTAGGTTTTGGCATGGCTTCTCTGACTTTCAGCGGTTGGTTGATCGTGTTTCTTTTAAGAGGTTTTGAAAAGGAGCGAAATATTTGGCTAACTAAGGACTCTGAAAGCGATATTCGCGTCAGCGAGCTATTACGGGAAAATTCACAACTTCAACAGGCCACCACAGAAAAGCTCGCAAACCTTCAGGCTGCGCAGTCTCAACAACTTTTGGCAGTTCACGAAAAACTCAACACTACTTTGACAAACATGACCGTTGCGATTAGCGAGCTAAGTCAAAAAATGGATAATCTAAAAAAATGAAACCGATTCTCGCAGGCTTGGCTTTACTGATTTCTACTTCAGCCCACGCTTTGCCTGTTGAGTACAAAACGCTTCACTTAGTCAGTTGGGCTTACCAATGCTCACTTCGACTAGCACCGACTTATCAAATGCAAGGCATGACTTCAAACTTAGCCATGCAGTCCGCCATTCAGCTTTGCAGTTGTGTGATTGACCACTACCGAGAAAACCATAGATATGTAGACCTTCAACTTATGCCGTTGCCTCAACGAGAAGCGTTTGGTGAAATGTATTCTCAAGAGTGTATTGATTACCCAGAAAAGGAGACTTGATGGAATTTATTGACCACTCAGAGCATTTTTCGAGGGACGAGTTGAAGTGTAAATTTACTGGTGAATGCAAGGTTTCGAGTTCGTTTCTTACTAAACTGGAAACGTTGAGGACTCATTACGGCAAACCCATCAGATTGACGTCAGCATATCGCTCGCCAGAGCATCCGGTTGAAAAAGCTAAATGGAAAGACGGGAAGCCAAAATCAACAGGTTATCATGTATTAGGTCGAGCAGTGGATATTGCTTGCTGGAATGCCGATGGAGCAAGACTCTTAGAAATTGGAATTCAGATGGGCTTGTTCGGTGGGTATGGCTTCAGTTTCACAGGCAGTCAAAGATTTCTGCATGTAGACGATAGAGAAGGCGGTTTAATGATTTGGAGTTATTAAATGGAAATCTTTTTTGAATATTTCAATTCTGCTGTAGAATCCGGTGGCGTTGAGCTAATCTTGACAGCAGTAGGGTTGCCAATGGCAGCGGCAGGTGTGGGCGTTTATAGAAGAATGAGGAAGGCAAAGAAGCTAAAAGAGGCAATCACTGGCGGATAGGCAGAACCGCCACTTACCGGAGGTGTCACAAATCGGCTGGAAGTGGCTCCCCAAGCTGGACTCGAACCAGCGACCCAATGATTAACAGTCACCTTAGTTCTTTCGGCTATAGGCTAGACGAATGCTGGGCTTGCTGGATTCTTTCAATTTTTTCTTGCCAGTGTTTCCGCCAGTGTTGCCTAGTTTATTAACGAGATCCACTTGCTGTAAATGGTCACTATTTAAATAAGACATGGTTGTTTGAATGCTTTCATGTCTTAGTAGCATTTGAACATGCACCGGATTCGCAGACTCACCGGAAAGCAACTCAGTCGCAACCGTACTTCTAAACGAATGCAGCGGTTTCGCGTTCTCAATCCCCACCTTTAGCAGCGCCTTCCTCATGGATTTGGTCAAATCCCCAAGCGAACTATAAAGCGGCTGACCTTTGCCGTTGTCCAGCACATAACGCTCGCCTTGAATATCCTGCGCCTGAATAAATTCTTTTAAATCTTCAGCTATTGGGACGATTGCGTCTTTTCGACCTTTGACTTTCCAATCTCGCGTTGAGCGAAGTTCGATTCGGTCTGGGTAAACGTTGTCCCATTTCAGCGCCAGCAGCTCACCACCACGCATTCCGGTATAGCGCAAAAACCACCAGGCGCGAAGCAGCACCAGAAACCGTCTTCGTTTGGTTTCCTGCCAGCCTTGTTCTAGGTGTTGCCGCAAATCTTCTAGTTGTTGCTGAGAGAAGACAGCAGGCAGCGGTTTGGACGAGCGAACGCTTTTGACTTTGATGGCTGCCGGAATCTGACCTTGTTCCCAAGACCAATTTAATACGGCTCGAACTGCTCGAAGGTAAGAATTACAACTATGGTCATTCAGTCCAGCCTTACGAAGAGCCAGAACGAACTTGTCAGTCAACTGTGAGGTGTGAAGCCTTATACGATAATCCCCAACTATCTTTTGGTAGCGAAGCAATTGCTGCCGATATTTACCAACCGTTCGCTCGTCACGGTTTGCTTGAACGTGCGCCAAGAACAAATCCAACAGTTCTGAAAAGAACAAACCTTGTTCATCAGTTGCTCGTTCGACTTCTCGACTCAGCTTTTCTTTCAGCACCAGAAATCGCTCAACGAGCAAAGCGTTCAACTCGTCAGGCTCTAAGCCTTCAGCTTCCACAAAACGAATCAAGACTCGACGGTATCTTTTCTTACCAATCCACAACTGACCAACATAGGCTTTTTGCCGTTGGTCATGGACGATTTCGTTTTTGTGGCTCAAATTTTATATTTGGTTATGTGAATATATGTGTGAATAAATTGGGGGGGGGTAGCTTTTTTGTAACACAATGAACAAAAGAAGAGCAG